GTTTTGTCCTAAGACACCGTAATCTACGTTGCCTATTATAAACCCATCTATGACAGGTTCTAGTGTTGTAAAGGTTGTTTTCCAACTATTTGGTGTTATGTTCATGCGTACACCAAAAATCTGTAGGGTCTTCTCAAGTAAAGATCCACCTGGCTGGGTAGTAATAATGGTTATAGGGTCAAAGAAATCTAGGTCTAAGGCTGCAATTATGCCTGTGTCGTAGTTAGGCGTGTATAGGTCTAGGACTATGGCATCACATCGGATCGTGGTCTCAGCTCTACTAGCCACATAAGCCTGGGCATAATCTAGGGCTACTGCATCGGTCTGCATAAGTAGATTGTCTTGGAAGTAACTATGCAGAAAATATTTGTCAATAGATGCCTGATTAGATGCTACCTGTGCGCTGCCACCAGTCCTAGTGATAGTGGCTTTATTAAATATAAGCACATCATTAAGAATCCAACTTGCATCAAAGTAAACAATACCTGTGCCGTTATCTGCAAAAACTGTAGGTGTGCCACCAATAGATCCAACGGTTACAACTCTATCTTGAAATACAAATGAACCATATCCATCTACATATAATGCGCCATACTCTGATGTGGCTACAGTAGTAAGAGCTGATAAGGCTGTGCGATTAGTGCCTGGATCTGCCTGCATAGTAGTAAGACCTGCATCTACATCACGCATTGATTGTGGCCATGAAATTGTATCTAGTAATTGGTTAATACGTGTGCCTGCTAAGTCGCCAGCACTAGCACCTGCAACTGTACTGATTTGTGCTATCTGCGCTAATCTAAATGCATCTACAGCTTGTATTGTTGTTATGGCTACGGTGTCATCTGATTCACCTGGGTATGTAGTTACATAACTTGTAATAAATCCTGAGAATATGGGATATGTAACGCTTCCATATGTTGCAGTAATTTGCACCTTCTTCATAGGTGTTAATAAATTGTAATATGGGCCGCTTACATTCTGTGGGTTAAAATCACCATTTTGATCTGTAATGCGTAAGGTAAGTGAGCCTGTCTGGAATTGATCTGATAGTGCTGTGCGTCCTCGGTTAGTCTCAATACGATTAACCTGATTTGATACATCTACAATTACAGCTGCTGAATCTGCCAATACGTTAGTGCCTAATATGCCTTGGTCAATAATCATGGCCTGAGCAAATGCTGGCCCAGTGCTAAAGTTAATTATTGCATTTATTACTGGTACTGCCATTACGGTAACTGTCCTGCGCCAGTGGTGCTAAAGCCAGTACGTCCAGCAACCTGAATACTCTCGGCTATCATCTGTGCAAAGGCATCACCAGATGGTGAATTAACTACTAGGTTTACATCTAAAGATCTATTGCCAGACTCTCTAGCTCTTTCTGTTGCTATTTGTGCCACATTCATGCCAGCATAACCAGTTGTGCCTACTAGTTGCGTTGCTAGATCTTGAAAGTATCCAGCCGTTAACGGTACAAACGTAGGTTGTGACGGACCCGCGTCCTCAGTTAATGTAGGTAATTTACCACCCATGCTTGCTATGAATGCATTAATTTTAGCGGTCATTGATTTAACTGCATCTAAGGCAAAGTCAAAGTTATCTGCAAACTTTTTAGCAGCCTCAGCCGCTTCCAATTCGGCTAATATCTTCTTAGACAAAGCCTCGTTATTATCCAAAATGGCTAACTGAGCTTTTAGGCGTAATTTAGTTTCTTCATCCACTGCAGCGTTTAATGCAGCTGTAAGTCCTATGCGCTCTACATCAAATTTATCTTTTAATTTATCTGTTGCAGTCTTAGCTTTTAGGGCAGCGTTTTCTTGTTTACGCAAAGCAATGGCATTTCTAATTGCATAATATTCTTTAAGTCTAATTGCTTCCGTAGCTGTTGGAATTCCACCATAACCACCTACATTAGTTTGAGTTTGAGCTGCTTTAGCTGATGCACCTTTATTGGCTAAAGCTTGAAATCCTAAACCAATGACTCCGCCAGTTAATTGAAACCGTAAAAACTTGTTGGCAAAACTATCCTGATTTTTATTTAGTCCAACAAATTCTTTAGTTTGAGCAATTAAAATTGACAAGCCGTAAATAGCATTACCTATGTTGGTAGCAAAATTCTCCATTGAATCAGCAGCGCCCTGTACTCCGTTTGGTCCTGAAAGCACTGATATAGAATTTACTAAATCTTCACCAATAGTTTCTGATGCTCTTGCAGCAGCACCTTGTAAAAGATCGATTTTGCCAGCGTAAGTATCTAAACGTGCTAGTGCTTGTCCTTTAAATTTGTTTTCTAACAAAATCATTATTTTATTCATGTCGCCAGTTTTTAAAGTGGCCTTATCAATACCAGCGCCTAATCTAGATAAAGCAGTAGTTTGTCCGGTAAATCCTTTAGCAAGTGCCGCGCTTACTTCCTGGACAGATTTACCTGTAGCAGCACTTATATCTAATGCTAAAGCTAAACCTCTTTGGCTTTGAGTTAATGATCCAGTAGCTGTAATTAAAGTCTGTAACGCTGGGCGAAGGAAATCATCAAGCACACCAGTGCTTTTTTCTAGGCTGGCTATGTAACGCTCTACCTCTGTGGTGGCAAAACCAAAGCCCATATTTTGTAGTTGTACCGCTAAAGACTTAGCAGCTGCTTCATCTTTTATAAAAGCATTTATAGCTGTTTTTGAAAATCTTAATACTGCAGCCGTGCTGAACGCGGCAGCAAAGACCTTAGTAAAACTTTTTAATTGTTTTTCAAAGGCTGATACTTCTTTCTTGCCTTTTTTTAATCCTTTGTTATCAAAGGTGCTGACTGCGCTTACAATTAAATTAGCCACTATGCAGCTCTCGTTAATTGAGTTTTATTATTAAAATCTGTGGCTACGGTATTTATGGCATCAACAACAGCAGGTATAACTCTGTTAGATTCTTCAGACCAAGCCCTGTAAATTAAACGGCCCTTTTGTTTATTTTGGCCTTTCATCTGACTAAATGATTCAGCTGATTCTATAAAATGAATGCCAGCATTAGGATTAAGGCTTTCTGAACTAGATGATCCTCTAGGATTTTTACGCCCAGCAGTTTCAAAGATTGCGCCAGGTGCAGATATGTTTGCTACATAGAATGCGGCAGCAAATCCAGATCTATTTCGCCTGTTTGTTCCAGCGTTGTATTTAATAAGATTCTTAGCCAATGAATAATCATAAGGTGGGAATGGTCTGTATTTAACTGTATCAGCTGACGCAGTGCCTTTACCCCAACCACTTAATACTTCATTTTGCTGTGGTAAATATCCACGTGCCTTATCTCGGACAATTAGCATCGCAGTTTTAATATCTTTAGACATTTGCTTGTTAAGTTGTGGCTCGACATCGCGCATAGCCTTTTGGAGTTGTTTAACGCCGTTTACGACTACTGGCATTTTTTATCTCCTTAGCTCTATCCTGTAAGACCTGCACAATAGCCCGTAACATCTCTGGGTCCATGTTAATGAACTCAGTAGGCGCGATCCCTAGCTCTACAGATAAACTTGCTATCGCATAGAGCGTAGAGTCACGCTGTACTATTTTTTTTCTTCGTCTAATACCTCGACAGTTTCTAGGCTGTCAATAAACTCAATACCAAACACAGGTACAGTTACGTTAGCCCTACGTAAGCACTCATGCGCCAAGTAATAAATCTCGGTCTGCCGTTCGTGATCACGTAGGACTTTACTAATTCCTGCGCCGTACTTTAACTCGAAAGCGTACTCGACACCTGGTGTTATCTTATGCTCAGATACTTCACCATTAGCCCTTGTTATCTTTAGCTTTGCCATTATTGCTCCTTATGATACCGCTACAGTTATTACGCTGTTGCAGGTAACTGTAATGGATTGACTTGATATATCGCCAACAGCACCGTTAATGTTTTGTAGGTTGTTGACCAAAACCGTGGTGGAATATGAAGGATTATCAGCAGATACTGCTGCGCTTGATTGCTTAATTACTACAGGCACAGTTGTACCATAAGCAGCACGCAAGGTTGGAATAACTTTTGTGGCTGCATTGTCATTAAGGAAGTCTAGAGTAATTGTTGATGCCTCTAATCCCTTAGCAAACTTGTGTGCAGTATCGCCCATAGCAGTTACTTCTAATTCATCAAATGCCTGGTTAATAGTTACAGCTGTTACATACGCTGATAGGTCAACACTGTTAAATGTTACCGAAGCGGTATTGTTTAAGAAAATTGCCATTATTACTCCTTATCTTTCTCTTTAGTTGGTGCAGGGGTTGGTGCTTTTTCTACTTGGCCTATCTTAATTAAGAAGGCCTTCTCTTCGTCTGTTAGTGCCATGTTAGCTCCAGCTCGTTAGTATTGATACAGTTATTTCTGCAGTTAATAAATCTCCGCTTGCCACACTAGCGATAGCTGGAGCAGAGACACTTGATATGTTTAGCACCAAAGATGATGCATTTAG